AAGTGGAAATAACGTAGGTATCGGCACAACCAGCCCTGCTGAAAAGCTTCATGTAGACGGTAGCATTAGATTTACAGGCAGTCTTAAACCTGATGGTGTTAATGCTTTTGAAAAACAGTCAAGCACTATTTTTGTAGGCGATAGAGATGATAATGATTTAATCCTAGATTTATCAGGTTTTTCAGAATCAACAGCTATTGAAATGAATGATGGCTTTATGAGATTCAAAAGCCAAGGTGTTGAAAAAATTAGAATGGATAGTTCAGGTAACTTACTTGTTGGTAAGACTTCTACAGGTATTTCAGCTAAAGGAATTGAAGCTAGAAATGATGGTTTACTTACTGCTACTAGAGATGATAATTTTGCTGGTATATTTAATCGTAAAACTAGCAATGGTGTTGTGGTTCAATTTAGAAAAGATAATACTACAGTCGGTTCAGTCTCAGTCACAGGTTCAGCCACAACTTACAACACTTCATCCGATGCTAGATTAAAAGACATCACAGGGTCTGCCAGAGGTTTAGAAGTTATCAACGAACTTAATCCTGTTGCTTACGACTGGAAAGCAGATGGCAAGTCTGATGAAGGTTTGATAGCACAAGAGGTTATGGAGCTAGTACCTAACGCAGTGTCAGGCTCTGAAGAAGAGATGTATCAAATGGATTACTCTAAGTTGGTAGTACATTTAGTTGCAGCTATACAAGAACAACAAGAAGAAATTAAACAATTAAAGAAACATTCTCATAGTCCAAAGGGCCTTGAGGATATGGAAGGCTACGAGAGCTTAGTAGAAACTATTAAGACTCTTAAAGCTGAGATTAAGCTATTGCAAGGAGGAAACTAAAATGGCTATATCATATACTTGGGATGTATCAAATGTTGATACTTACCCTTCACATACAGATAGCAGTTCAAACACTGAGTCTGATGTAATTTATAATGTGCATTGGCGACTTAAAGGGTCTGACGATGCTAACAACGATGCTGATGGTAACCCACAAACTGGAGAAGTTTATGGTAGTCAATCATTAGATGTTTCAGATTTATCAAGCTTCACAGCTTTTGCAAGTGTCAGCTTATCAGATGTCCAAGGCTGGGTCGAAACAGCTATGGGGTCTGATGAAGTTACAGCTCTCAAAGCCGGTATTGATGCTCAGATAGCTGAGAAAGTTACCCCAACATCAGTAAGCAAAACTATTAGCTAATATGGAAATATCCAGCTTAATGTTTTGGAATATCTTTATAACTCTGGTCTTAGCTCCAGTGCTGTATAGCATTAGACAAAACGGGTCAGAGTTAAAAAGATTAGATATATTACTAAATAAAACTAGAGAAGAGATAGCAGTTAATTATGTTACTAAGTTAGATAACAAAGATATTATGAAGTCTGTCATGGAAAGGTTTGACAAATTGGAAGAAAAGATTGACAAATTGATGGAAAAATAGTAAAATATAGATGAAAAGTAAGAAAACTAAAAAGACTAAGAAACTTCCTGTTTCAACCTTAGTTATCTCTATAGCTACTATACCTTCAAAGATTTTAACAACTCTAAAAAGTAGGAAAAAGAACAATGGCAAAAAATAAAAAGAAAAGAACAAGAACAGTTTCTGTACGACAAGATTACAGAAAAGGTGGTGCAGTAAAAAATATTGTAGATAATATTAGAAAAGGTCTAGTTGTTGGTGGTAAAACAACTAAAATAAATGAAGAAGATGCAAAGTTTGGTGCAGTACCAAAAGATGAGTCTAATCCTAAAGGAAGTATTGAATTAACACCTACTAGTCCTTCTGTTCCTTCTACTCCAACTCCAGCAGGGCCTAGTGAAAAAACAGAACCACCGTCACCTACGGATGGAGAACCTACAACACCTCCTGTTGGTGGTAGTTTTACAGGAGGTAGTTCTACAAATCCTATTATTAATCCTGAACCTGAACCTGACCCGGGTGGAGAAACTCCAGCACCAACACCAACCTCAGCACCAAGTCCAGCTCCTACATCGGCACCAAGTCCTGAGCCAACTCCAGCACCGGGAGATGAAACACCTGAACCAACTCCTTTTGATGCTCAAACACAAATAGAAGCAGCAGCTACTGGACAAGTAGCAGAAGGAGCTTTAATACCCAAAGCTGAACAAGCAGGTTTTCAAAGAGATGCTCAGGGTAATTTAATATTAGATAATGCAGGTAATCCTATACCTTTAACACCTCAAGTTACAACTGAAATGACTGCTGCTCCTGCTGTAGGTGTTACTAAAGCTGCTCAGTTATTAGATGAAGAAGTCGCTAAAGCTCAAGCAAGTCAAGTTAGTCCAGCTACACAAGTTTCTGCAGCTCAAATGGAAGCAGCCAAAGTTAAAGAAGATGCAGAAGTCTCTGCAGCAGAGGGAGATGTTACTAAAGAAATTGATGAAGTATCTGTAAATAGAGTTACCCCAATAGAGGGAGCTGAAGTTAAAATAGAAAAAGGTGCTTTAATGGCAGCAGCTCAGGGAGAACTTAGTCCTGAAGCTAAAGCTGAAGCAGCTAAAAATGCTGGGACTAGTTTAGCTAGAGTTACTAGAGCTAAAAAACAATTAAGAAATGCAGGTTTATCTGAAGAAGACATTACCGAGCTTGGTAATGACCCAGAAGCTTTAGAGGCAAGGCTTACAGATTTTAGTGAAGAACAAAGAGGTATTATTGAAGGCTTACCTGAAGAAGCTTTAGTTTCTAATCAACTTGATAGTCTTTTAAGTGGCATGGAAAATGGTGAAATACCAATGTGGGCTAGACCGGCTGTAACTAGTGTTGAAAGAATGTTAGCTGCTAGAGGTTTATCAGCCTCTACTGTTGGTCGAGATACTTTAATTAATGCTATTATTCAATCAGCTATACCTTTAGCACAAGCAAATGCTCAAGCTATTCAACAATCAGTAGCTCAACAAAGAGGTATTGAAGCTCAAGCAGCTGAAGCAGATGCTCAAAGACAACAACAAACAGCTTTATTTAATGCTGGTAATGTTTTTAAAATGGATATGGCTAATCTTAGTAATGAACAACAAGCTAATTTAAGTAATAGTAGATTTTTACAAACTGTAAGTTTAACTGAAGCAAATAGTAGACAACAAGCAACTATTCAAAATGCTGTGCTTATGTCACAAGCTAATTTAACTGAAGCTAATTTAAATCAACAAGCTCAGATTAATAATGCTAAAAACTTTTTAGCTATGGATATGGCTAATTTAAATAATCAACAACAAGCTTATATGTTAGAAGCTCAACAAGAACAACAAAGAATATTATCTAATCAAGCTTCAGATAATGCAGCTGCTCAATTTAATGCAGTTTCAGAAAATCAAATAAATCAATTTATGGCTAATTTAAATAATCAAATTAATCAATATAATGCTAGTCAACAAACTGCAGTTTCACAATTTAATACAACTCAAGAAAACGCAGCAACAGCTAGGAATGCTAATAGACAAGCTGATGTTGAAAAATTTAATGCTCAATTAGTTAATCAAGTTAATCAATATAATGCTTCTTTAGAATTTAATAGAAATCAATGGAATGCTCAAAATGCTGCAGCTGTTGAAGCTTCTAATGTCCAGTGGCGAAGACAAATTAATACAGCTAATACTGCTGTGCAAAATCAAATTAATATGCAAAATGCCATGAATGCTTTTAATTTATCTTCCCAGTCTCTTGCTTTTTTAGGTCAGCAATTAAGAGATGAGGCAGATTTTACTTTTAGAGGTATTCAAAGTGAAGAAGATAGAAAAGCTCAAATTATTGCAACTGCTTTAGCTAATGAAGGTAAAGCTGGTGAAAAATATGATGATTACTTATCAGCTTTATTAAGCTCTGTTGGTAATTCATATAGTCGAGGCATACAAACTTATGGAAGCAATACAGGTGGTATTTTTGGTACTGGTGGAAATCAAACAGTTTAAGGAGAAAAAATGGGATTTTTAAGAAAAGTAGGTAGAAAAATTAAAAAGGGAGTAAAGAAATTATTCTCTACAAAACTTGGTAGAATAGTAGGTGGTATTGGTTTATATATGATGATGGGTGCTGCTGCTAAACGTTTATCAGGATGGGCTAACAGCACCTTTGGTAAAGCAGCCTCTCAAGCTAGTACAGAAGCTGTCACAAACGAAACATTACAACAAGCAGCAACTGGCTTACAAGAAACTATATCTAGTTCTAAAGATTTGTTAAATAATATTGGAAATGCTAAAAATAATTCTGAAGCAACTAATATGTTTATTAATGCTGTAGAAACTACAGCAAAAGAAGGAACGTCTAATTTAATAGTTGATAATACTATTACAGGCTCTATAGAAAAAATAAATAATGAAATATTTTTAGGAGGAGCTACAGAAAGTGCCAAAGCAAGTAGACCGGTTGCAGATTTTTTAGTTGCAGATAGTCCAAAAAATATTTTTGAAAGTGGTCAAAGATTTGTTAAAAATACTTTTGAAGATATTAAGAATTTTGAATTACCTGAAAATTATATAGAAGATACAACTGCTTCTTTAGCAACAGGAGCTATAGTATCAGCTTTATCTCCTGAACCTGAAGAACCTTTTATTTCTAAAGGAGTTGCTCCACGACCTCAAACTACAGCAGCTCAAGCAGCTTATATGCAAGAAATAGCTCCACAATTTATGGCAGCTAATAATACAACAAAACTACCAAACTTTAATCAACTAATGCAACAAAACATGTATGGAACAGGAACACCACAAGCTCTACAAAACTTGTATGCCGATGTTAATGTTTTACCATTACCACAAGTATAAGGAATAATTATGGCAATATCAGAAAAAGCAATAAAATTTTTAGAAGACGGTTTAAGTCGAGGAAGACCTATTCCCGGTCAAAGTTTAACTAATTCACCTGACGAACCTTATGCTTGGGAAAGACCACCAGAGATTGTTGAGCCTCGTAAAGCTATGTATGAAGTATTCGATGCTTTAACAGAACCAGAAGCTACAGCAAATCTTTTAATATCTTTAAACAAAGGAGTAGGTGTAATAGACCTTGCTTCTATTGTTTTGTATGCTGGTTTTCTTGAAGGTAAATGGACAGCAGATTTAATGGTCTTATTAATGGAACCTACAATGTATATGATAATGGCTTTAGCAGAAAAAGCAGAAATATCTTATAACCTTGATGCCGGTGATGATGAAATAGGACCTGAAATGTCTGGTGAAGAACAAGTAAATAGAGTACAAAACTCATTAGATATTTTAAAGAAAGAAGCAAAAACAAAAGTTAGTGATGCTGCTGTACCAAAAGATGTGAGAGAAATGATATCTGAAGTAAATTTAGAACCAAGTTTATTAGCACGAGTAGAAAAAGAATCACAACCTAGAGAAAGTTTATTAGAAAAAGGAGAGGAATAATGTCAGATAATTTTAAAAGTTTATTAGGTCGAAAAGATGTAAGTTATTTAGATTTAGCTCGTGGTGCTTTTGGACAATCTCGAAAACAAAGGAAAAGAAATAGATTAGGTATGGCTGGTTTATTTTTAATGGATTTATGGGAGGCTAATAAATTAGCAAAAGTTAATAAAAACTTACAAGCTTTAGACGAACAAAAAGTTTTTGACCAAGCTGGAGTACAGAAAAGATGGGATGCTTATTCTAATTTAATTGAAGACGAAAAAGCTTTTAGAAAAGATAGTAATTATTTTTACACTCAAGCTGAAACAGAGTTTAACAAAATAAATCCTGATTATGATATGACACTACAGTCTCAAAGAGATGCTAGAAAACAAGATATAGCAGACTATCAAAAACGTTTAGAAGAAATTCATAAAGAAAAACTAAAAACAGGTAATATTGATTTAAAGATGACTGAAGAACAATTTATGAAACCTTTTAATGATTATTATAAATCTAGAAAAGAAGATATTATGGACCCTCGTAATAGAAGTGCGGTTCATCAAGTTTTAGGAGTGTTTGGTTTAGGTAATAAACGTAGAGCTGATTTAGACGAAAAAATTAAAACAGAAAAAGCTTTCTTAGAACAAAGAAAAAATGATTTAGGTTATTTAATTAATCCTGATGAGATTACAGGTAAAGCAAGTATAGAAGTCTATAGAGACCCCTCAATGTTTACCCTAACTAATAACGAAGCTAAACTTAGAGTTATTGAGGGTATTAAAGACCCTGTTCAACAACAACAAGTTTTACGTTCTATTACAGAAGAGAACATTAGTTCAACTGCTTTAGAGAATAAAATTATTAGTCAATCTATTAATTTTAATCCAGAGATAGCTAAAGCTCAACAAGCTGGTAAAACTTTTGATGCTTTATACTTACAAAGAGAAAATCGTGATGCTATCCCAACGTCAGGTGATGATTTAATAAGTTACAGAATGCAAAGACAAGATTACATTGATTCTCAAACTGGTATGGGTGATGAAACATCTAGAGAAATTAGAAAGATTATCTATAGTATAGACCAAGCAAATAAAACAGGACAGTCTCAAGAAGTTATAGTTGGGTTACAAAATCAACTTAAAAGTTTTACCACTGATAAGGTCAGAGAAAACTTTATAACAACAATTATTGGTTCTTTATCTGACCCACTTGTTGAGGGTAAAGTAACTTCTATGATAGCAGACGACACAAATGATATAAACTCTGAAGCAGACTATGTTGAAAGTTTATTGAATAAAATGTATGACACTTACTTATCTGTAAAATAGTATGATACAAATTCAGAACCTGTACAATCTTCTTAATGAGGAGCAAAAGAAAAACTTTAATAGAACTGTTTTAGGTGCAGGTAGTGATGTTGTTAGAGAAACTATAGAACTTTCTAGACTTGTTACCAATCCTAATCAACAGGAGATAGACGAAACAGAAAAGTATCTCCAAAATCTTTACAGAGCTTTTGCTGGTATTGAAAATGTTGAGATGGTTAAAAGAGGCGAAAGAGAAGTCGCTGCTATTAAAGAACCTGAGTCAGGAGCTTTAGAGTTTACTAGAGACATTGGAGCTTTTGTTGGTTCTATGGTTGGAGTCGGTAAAGCTGCTAAACCTTTACAGGCTTTAGGAGCTGTTAAAAAAGCTCAACAAGTTGCTCCTTTAACTACTAAGATAGGACAAACTATTGCAACTGGTGAAGTTGCTGCTCAATTATCTATCAATCCTTTTGAAGAAACTTTAGCTGGAGTTATTGGCTCCATGATTAAAGAAAACGATGGTTTAGAAGGTGACATCAAAAAATATCTACTAGACCCTTTAACTTCTAGCCAAGAAAAAACAGAACTTGAAAACAGATTAGCTCTGCTAGGTGAGGGTTTAGGTTTAACTGGTGCTGTTGCTTTAACTGGTAAAGCTTTACAGGCTTCCTCCACTCCTTTATTAAAAAAACTTACAGAAATTAGAAATAGAGGAGAACAAGCAACTACTGACTTTATTAATACAATGTCTGGTTATAAAAAACTAGATACTCAACAAAAAAAATTAGCATTATCTAAAAGAAAAAAAGATATAGCTGAGGGAAAAGTAATAGGTCAAGGAGATGTTAAAGCTTTAGATTCTAAACTAGACCAACCTATTAATTTACAATTTAGTCAAAGTGATTTACTACGAAATACTAATGATATAGCTCGTAGACTTTTTACACCTCAAGGTGGCAGAACTGAGTTGATGCATGAAAAGTTTCTTAAAACTGAAAATACTAAAGAAAAATGGAATGCTACTATTAATCATGTTGCCGGTAATTTAAATAGAGCTATTAATGAGGTTGTTTCTAAAACAGGTAGAAATAAAAAAGGATTATTAGAAAAAATAAATCAAGTTGCTTTTAGTGATTATAAAAATATTAAAACAGCTAAAGCTAGACAAACTATGTTTGAATCTAGTTTAAAATCTTTACCAAAAGAAATACAACCTTTTGTTCGACAGATGAGAGAAACTCAAGATGAGTTAAGTCGTTTAATGACGAAAACAGATTATTTAACAGACGAGCAAAAAAAATTATATCAAGATAACTTAGGTAGCTATGTCAGAAAGTCTTACAAACTCTACAGCCAACCGGGTTACACACCAGATAAAAGTGTTGCTAAAGAAGCTAAAGAATATCTTAAAAGTGAAATAAGAAGAAACAATAGTAAACTAACAGACGATGAAGTTATTTTAAGAGCTGAAGCACAATATAATGATATTATTGGTAATAAAAAAGATGTTCAAAATTTTAACAGTAGTTTAGTAAAGTTTGATAAAATTAGAAAAGAAATATTTCAAGGCCGAAAAGATATTCCAACTCCTATTAGGAATTTACTTGGCGAGATAGATAACCCTGTTGAAAAATTTATTCACTCAGCAACAAAGCTATCATCTGCTGTTGAGGATTTAAAGTTTCACAAAGACATATTTAATGATGGTAAAAATATTTATTTTTATAGCAACAAAACAGGAATATTTAATAAACAAATACCTCAAGGTTTTGGTAAACTATCTGGACAATATACTACCCCAGAACTTCAAAGATATTTTACTGTTGGTAAAAACTTACCGTTTACTGAAGCAGATAACTGGGGAGGAGTTTTATGGAGAAACTTAACTTTACTAAAAGGTATTTCTCAGTCTTCTAAAACTGTTTGGTCTCATACTACTCATGTTAAAAATATAGCTGGTGGTTTTCAAATGTCATTAGCTAATGGTACTAATCCTTTAGACCCTAAAAGAATATCAGAATCACTTAAAGTTTTAAGAGCTAAAACAAAACCCGGAGAAATTCAAAAGTTTTATGAAGAACTTTCAGGTCGAGGGATTCTTAATAAAGGTGTTATTGCTGGAGATTTAAGAGGTTTAGTTAGTGATTTAGAAGGTGTAGCACCAAATAATGTTTTACTTAAAATATTAAATAGTGGTATTAATAAAAAAGCACAAAATATTTACATTGCTGAAGATGATTTCTTTAAAATTAATATGTACCTTGGTGAGCAACAATATCTTAAAAGATTAAATAATGCTTTACCAGACGAACTAAAACTTAGTGATGAGGCTTTAAAAGACGAAGCAGCTCGTACTGTTAGAGATGTTTTACCTAATTATGATTTAGTACCTGAAATGTTAAAAAATTTAAGAAGAACTCCTGTTTTTGGTCGTTTCTTTTCATTTATGGCTGAGTCAGTTAGAATCTCTGTTAATAGTTTAACTAGAGGTGTTAGAGAAGTTAATCAAGGTAAACAATTAATAGGAGCTGGTAATAGTAAAGCTGGTGGTATTCAATTAGAAAGAGGATTAAGAAGATTAGCTTCTTTTACTGCAGTTGCTGGTGGAGGTGCTTTAGCACTAGAAAAAGGCTCCCAAGCTTTATCAGGTTTAAGTCAAGAAGAGGTTGAAGCAGCTAAAAAGTTCTTACCAGATTACATGCAAAACTCTAGAATATTTGTGACAGTAACACCAGAAGGTGAACCAGCTATTGGTAATATAAGTTCATGGGATGCTTTTGATTTTCCTAAAAAACCTTTTCAAGTTCTTGTTAATAGAGCATTATCTGATGAAAAATATACTGAAGAAAGTTTTATAAAAGATGTCTTAAATACTACAGTTAATGAAATGGTTTCACCATTCTTAGGTGAGTCTATTATTCAAGAACAACTAAGTAACTATTTTATTAGAGGAGGTAGAACTTTAGAAGGAGATTTAATGGTTAATCCTTATGATAGAACCCAAAGGTTTGAAGAGGGCGAAACCTACAGTGAAGGTTTACTAAATAATCTTCCTATCTTATTAAGTAACATAGCTAAGTCTATTGAACCCGGCACAGTATCTTCTATCTCAAGATATGCTGACACATGGGATAAAGAACAAACTAAATTTAACCAAGACATTTACAAAGAAGAATCATTAATCAAATTCTTAACAGGCTTTGGAGTACAACCATTGAATAAAGAGTACTTAGAAAATGTTTACTCTTTTAAAGTTAGTGACTTTGCTAAAAAGAAAAGCATGAGAAGAAACAATCTTTACAGAGCTATTGAGCCTGATATAAAAGCTGAAGATTTTATTAATCAGTACTTAGAACAGAACCAAAAATACTATCGAGAGTTTTCAAAACTACATAGACTAACGGAAGCAGCCGAAATGTTTGACTTACCTATTTTTGAACTTATTAAAGACTCTGGTTTTAATAAAAAAGACTTAGCAACCTTCATAGGTAAAAGAAGAAACTTTCAACCTTTAGGTTTGACAAAAGATTTACAATTACAAATATTAGAAAACTCAAAAAGTTTTGACGAGTTCTACGACATTGTTAGTGATATTCAGGAAATAGATAGACAACTTAGCAATCTTCCTGTCCTTATTGATGATGATATATATAAAGTTATGGAAGAAGAAGAGTCAAAACCTGAGCAAGTTTTTAAAAGGTTACAAAAAACTGTTGGAGGTATTGTTAAAGGACCAGAAGTACCTTTTACTCAAGAGAACCCCGCAGACCGTATCAATCCTTTGACTGGTGAACCTTATCAAGAACAGATGAGTCGGTTAGGTTTTGCTGAGGGCGGTGATGTTATTAGGTATAACAATCCCGGTAATATTGAAAAAGGTCAAGGGTATGCAGGAGAAACAGGACAGTTTTATGCAGAAAATAGAAAAAGACCTTTTGTAGTTTTTGATACCCCAGAAGCAGGAATGAGAGCTATTGTTAGAGACATGAATACTAAATTAAATAGATATGCTTCTTTTAAAGATGAAGCTATAGACTATGCTTTACTAGAATACTTAGGTGGAGGAAGAACAGGCACAAAACAAGAAAGATTAAAAAGAGCAGAAATAGAAAACCCAGATACTATTGGATATTTAAAAGAAGGTTCGGATTTGTATAAACAAAAAGGTATGGAAGGTTTGTTAAGAGCTATTATTAATAGAGAAAATAATCCTGAAAATGCTGCTTTTTATAATGATGATAGTTTAATTAAAAGAGCTTTAAAAATAAGTGAAAAAGATTTTCCTACTGGCACAACATCTGAAGAGATGTTTAAATTATTAAATAATTAACATGCTACTATATACAGAACAACAACTAGAAGAAGCTTGGCAGGACAACTGCAAGGCTAGAACAAGTCTTGGTTTACCTTGGTTTACTATTGAAGACTATCGACCTTTATACGAAGAAGAAATGGAAAAGTTTATGTTAGGAGAATTTGAATAATGGGTTTCCCGTTTGAAATAATAACTATGTTGGCCTCCACAGTTCTTGGTGGTTTGATGAGTGTCTGGGCTGAGAGTCGAAAGGCTAAAGCAGAACAACAAAAACTTTTAATAACCCGTGGTGAGTTTGGCATGAAAGAAAGACAACAATCTTTAGACCATGGTTTAAAAGATAAAGGCTTTGCTTGGACTAGAAGAATCATAGCTTTAACTTCAGTCTTTGCGATTGTGTTATTACCTAAACTAGTAGCAGTCTACTATCCAGATGTTTCTGTGACTGTTGGCTATACTAACTGGAATCCGGGCTTTTGGTTTATTAAAGAAGGTCGAGAGGTTTTTGAATGGATTACTTTTCAGGGCTTGGTAATTACACAACTAGATACTAACTTAGTCTCAGCTATTATAGGTATGTATTTTGGCGGGAGTTTAGTTAAAGGTAGATAATGAATACGAAAACTTGGATGGACATTTTAGAAACTGTAGGGATTCCTGCAGCTTTTGCTGTAGCTGCTGGATGGATGGTGTGGAAACTATTTAATCATTTGATAGCAGATGTACATAAAAAACTAGATACACAACATGGTATGATAGTAGCTTTAATAGATAGGATAAGACAAATAGACAACGATATTATAAGAATAGATACAATGTGTCGGACAGCTATGGGTGTGCCTGTAGATGTTGATAGATTAGCAAGGGCAGATGGAAAGAAAGACCAAAGAAAAGATTGAGGAGATAATAGAAATGAAAATATTAAGCACGTTATTTATAGTTTTGTTGCTTGGTGTTAGTAACACTTTAGCTGGAGATGAATTAGTACATAAATTTAAATCACCATCTTTTAGTGGGCTAAATACTTCAGCTCATTACTTAACTATTGAAAATCAAGAGTTCAATAGAAAAGAAGCTATCAGAGCTGAAATCAAAGCCTATCAAGAAGAACTTGAAAGAGAGGCAGAAAATACAACTTTAGCAAGATTTATTAGAAACTTAGAGTCTAGAATATATGCCCAACTATCTAGACAGTTAGTAGATGCTTTGTTTGGGGAAGACCCAAGCACATTCGGTGTTTTAGAATTAATGGGCAACACCATAGAATATAGTGTCAGTGCTGATGGTACTATGATTACACTTAAGGTTACAGATGCAGAGGGGAATGTTACAGAGATTACTGTTCCTATCGGTTCTTTTACTTTCTAGTTGTTCAAGTCTTAGACACAGTTCTCTTTTAGATGAGAATGTCATAGGAGCTTATTCCAAGAAAAGACCAAGTACCGTATTAGAGTTACAGTCAGAAGAATTAAAAAATTTAAAACCGGCTAGAATTAAGCCGACTATTGCTATTTATCCTAATAGTTTTACAGATTTAACAGGACAAAGAAAGAGTAATAGTACCTTTGCTTTGTTTAGTTCAGCCATAACACAGTCGCCTGATGCTTTACTTATCAGGGCTTTTAAACATGCTGCAGATGGTCAATTCTTTACTGTGGTCGAAAGAGTAGGACTAGATAATTTAACAAAAGAACGACAAATAATTAGAACAACTCGTAAAGATTTTGAGGATGAGACTGAACTTAATCCCCTAATCTTTGCCGGACTACTAGTTCAAGGCGGAGTCATCTCGTATGACACGAACCTAAAAAGTGGTGGTAATGGTGCTAGATATTTAGGTATCGGCATGAGTCGTCAATATCGTGAGGACACTGTCACAGTTTCTTTACGATTAGTTTCTGTTAATACCGGTGAGATATTAATGGAAGTACTAACATCAAAGACTATCCTGTCTGTAGGGGTTTCTAATGATGTCTTTAAGTTTATTGAAGCGGGGACAGAATTAGTAGAAATAGAATCTGGTGTTACACAAAATGAAAGTGTTTCTATTGCTCTCCAAAAAGCGATAGAAGCAAGTGTACTAGCAATAGTACAACAAGGAATAGAGAGGAGATATTGGAGTTATGAATAGAATAATTATATTATTAGCTTTCTTAGGCTTTATAGTTAAAGCCGATAATGAAATATACATCAATCAAGTTGGTTCAGACTTAAACCTAGATGTTGAACAACTAGGCGGTTCCAATCTTATTGGTGGTCTTGATGCTGTCTCAGGTCAAATGACTGCACTAGAATTAGCTGGTGGTTCTATGACTTTAGATATTAATCAACTTGGGGATTCCAACAAATTTATCGGGGACATTGTCCTAGATTCACTAGTAGGCTTTTTTGAATTTGATGGTGATAGTAATACTTTTGAAATTCAAGTAGACCCCACAGATACTTATAGTGCTGATGGTGGTAATTACTACGTTGATGTTACAGGCTCAAGTAATGACTTTGAGTTAAATGTAGCAACAAATGCTTTAGCAGAATACTTAGACCTCGACTGGGTTGTCAATGGGGATGAAAATACCATAGACTACACAGTGGATATTGATGGAGCTACATCTTATATAGATATAGATGGTGACTCAAACAATGTGGTCTATAATGGTAGCGGCTATGCTGATGGCTATTTTTATTTAGACCAAACAGGGAGCAGCCGAGCATTTAATATTACACAGAGTTCAACTTTAGCAAGTGATTGGCTTAAGATTATTTCTACTGGCAATAATGGCACTGTCTGTATCATACAATCAGATTCAGGCAGCACAAGTTGCTAGTATAGGAAGCATAACAGAATTAAAAGGTATAGGGAGAGTAGTAAGGGAGCAAGACCCCTTTACTGCTGCTCTCGCCTTTACTATTAATAGTTTTGATAATGTCGAGACCTCTAATGGTCGAATAGGCATTACTTTTCTAGACGAATCTCAAGTTCGTTTAACTGAACATTCACAATTAGTTATAGATGAATTTATCTATGACCCTGACCCATCTAAATCTAAGATGGCTCTACAGTTTGCTAGTGGTACTGCTAGATTTATCACTGGTAAATTAGCTTCTATCAATAGAGAAAACATTTCTATTGAAACTCCTAGTGCTACCATTGGTATTAGAGGCACAGACTTTACTGTTACTGTCGATGAACTAGGTAGGTCTTTGATAATCCTACTACCTGATGAGCAGGGTATCGCTTCTGGTGAAATAGTAGTTTCTACTTTAGTAGGACAAGTAGTTCTCAACAAGCCCTACCAAGCTACTACAGTTGAGTTGTTTGAGTCGGCACCTAGTAGTCCTGTTATCTTAGACTTGACTCTAGATATTATTGACAATATGTTGATTGTCAATCCACCCAAACAAGACCCAAACTTTGTTAGCGAAGAGGCTCAAGCAGAAGGTTCAGATAATATTTTAGATATAGACTATTTAGAGTTTGACGAACTAGAACAGGACTATTTAGCAGAAGATAACTTAGAATTTACTGAGTTAGATATTAACTATCTAGATGTAAATTTCTTAGAAGACCTTTTAAGTATTATAGAAGAAATAGATGAGCTAGAGCAAAATGTTTTGAACACTGGGGATATTAATGTTCAAGGCACAGCTTTTGGTTTTGACCCCAACACTCAAGTAAATACTTTTGTAACCGACACTGTTTTAACTTTTTTAAGACAAGTAGAAGACACAGTAAGATTAGATTTAGATACCAACAACAGCTACAAGGTTTTAATTATACAAGATGGCAAAGCAATTACTATTACTCTTAATGGTGGTAGTAACTCTTCCATTACTATCAAGCAATCTTCCGGATAAGCCTGATATTTATTGGCAGATTACTAAAGCACCTTACCTCAACAAGCCTCAGCTTGAAAATATTACTTATACTTTACCAACTTATCAGTTTAATTTAGAGTTTAATAATCCTACTCCTATCTACACAGAAGCTTTGTTATTACAGTTTTTAGATATTTACACTACTAACAGAGCTGTCAATATTAAAGGTTATGCTATTGAAGGTAATCCTTTTCTTCCTGACCGACCTAGTCTTAAAACTTTAATCTTTATTAAAAGTGTTGGAGTTTATGTATATCTATGTAATCCAAACATAGAAATGTTAGCAAGGTCTAATAAAGTTTATAGATTAATTATCTTAAACAATCTTAATGTTATGGCTCAAGCAGGTGATTTATGAAGTGGGCTAGTCTTTTATTATTCTTTCTAACATTACCTCTAGTCTTTAATGCTCCTCCTCTGGAGATACTAAGACTCAAAACCTTTGATGCCCTTGTCAAGACTCCAGAGCCTACTGGTTACTTTACTATTCTTAACATTGATGAAGAGTTTATAGACCAACAAGGCGGTTATCCTTTACCTCGGCAAACCTTAGCAGATATTCATCTTAAATTACTACAACAAGGAGCATTAGGAGTTGGCTGGACAATACTCTTTCCTCATCCTGATAGACTAGGAGGCGATGAAGCCTTTGCTGAGATGCTTGGTTTAGCTCCTAGTGTCATAGCAATGCCCGAAGTAAACAATAATAAATATCCACAGACACACGGGACAGTTATCTTAGGCCCTGATGTTAGTTTGACTCAGGCTCAAGGATTCTTAGAAAATATTTCTATTTTAAAACAAGCTTCTGCTCAAGGAGCTGTGTCAGTGCCGGTTGATATAGATAACTTAGTTAGAAAGATACCTCTTATCCAACAAACTCCGGATGGTTGGGTAGCTTCTTTTGGTACAGAAGTTCTTAAGATACTAGGTGGTGGTAATACTTATCAAATCAAAACCAACGAGAATGGTATAGAAATGATAAGAGTAAAAGGCATACCGCCTATCTCGACAGACTCGACAGGTAAGAAATGGATTAGTTGGGTTAAAACACCAGAGACTAACCTAACTGAAATGGATGTGCAAGGTAAGTTTGTTTTTGTGGGCTTTACTGCAGCAGGAATACAGAGACAATTAGCAACCCCTGTGGGTTTGTTAGAGCCACACAAAATTCAAGCAGCTCTAGCTGAGTCTATTTTATTAGAAACACCTAACATACCAGACTATCGTTTGTTTGCCGAGCTAAGTATCTTAGTAGTAGCTGGTTTACTTGTTGCTATCTTAACTGGTTTCTTGGGTATCACTACAGGTTTAGTCTCAGCCTTAACTATTTTTGGTGGAGTAGCTTATCTCGGTTGGTCTTTTATACAACAGAATCTTTTAATAGATGTGACATGGACTCTGATAAGTTTATTTTTGATTGCTGCTCAACAGTTCTATTTAAACTTTAGAACTCAGTTTAAACTTAGACAGCAAATTAAGAAACAGTTTTCTACTTATCTTGACCCACGACAGGTAGCTAGACTACAAAAGAATCCAGAGTTATTAAGATTAGGTGGTGAGAGAAGAAGATGTACTATTATGTTTACCGATGTTAGAGGCTTTACAAGTCTATCAGAAAAACTAGCACCAGAAGAAGTTGTTGAGATAATGAATAAAGCTTTAACTATCCAAGCAGATGCGGTCAAAGCTAATGAAGGGATGGTAGATAAATATATTGGTGATGCTATGATGGCTGTTTGGAATGCACCAGTAGATGTTGAAGACCATGAACAAAAAGCTATTGAGACAGCCCTTCAGATACGACACGCAATGCAAGAAGCACAGTTAGGTATTGATATTGGTATTGGCATAAATTCTGGAGAAGTTGTAGCAGGAAATATCGGAAGCCAGTCCCGTTTTGAATATAGTGTATTGGGCGATGCTTGTAATCTAGCAGCTCGTTTAGAGTCCTCATGTAAGTCTGTTGGTAAAGATTTAGTTATAGGTGAAGCAACTATAAGCAAATATCAAGGAACAGCAACAGAGTTAGAGCCAATTTTTGTTAAAGGTAAAGAAAAAGCAGTAAAAATCTACACAATTTAAGCTAAATGCTGTCAGAGCCACTCAGAGGGCTTGTAAGCAATTTTGTTAAATTTTGGACGTATAGTATTACTTGAATCGTTTCCGTTCAATACAGAAGATTCTGTGAGGTCATTTTTTCCACAGAATCAATTTTTCAAGGCATTTACTTCTTTTTCGAGATATTTATGTAAAGGTTCAAGTTTTACTCTACCATTCCTAACAATGCTTTTGATTATCTCTCTTTCATGGTTAGGAAATACAGTATCAACTTTATCTTCTGGCAACATACTAAGCTCTGTTACTATTTTATTCTCTCTAGTTAGTAATACTTTAAAGCTAATTAAGTTTGCTTCTTTATTATTCATTTATATTTTCTAAGTTACTAAAGGTAACTTTATCTTGTCTACCTCTTAAACCAGCTTTCATATAAGAAGTGGCTCGGCCTTCAAAGAAGTTTTGATGTTCGACACCCATAACTTCATCTAACCAAGTAAGAGGATTTTCTTTTTGATTGTAATTAGTTTTAAGACCTAATTGCAAAAGTCTTCTATCAGCAATATAACGGTTGTACTTATACATATCTTCTTTGGTTAGTCCTTGAATGTTACCCATCTCAAAAACTAAGTCTAAGAATTTATCTTCTAGTTCAACCATCTGTCTGCAAATATCGTATATTTCTTTTTTAAATTCATCTGTCCAGATGTCTATGTTTTCTTGAATGAATTGTCTAAACAGTTTAGTCATAGCTTCAACATGCATAGATTCATCACGAATAGAATAAGTTACTATCTGTCCCATGCCTTTCATCTTACCGAACCTTGGAAAGTTTAATAAGATTGCAAAGCTGGAGAACAGTTGTAGTCCCTCAGTAAAGGCTGAGTAAACTGCTAAAGTTTTAGCTATACTTCTTTTATCTTGTCTGGTAGTTTTAATATCATTAATGTATTCGTGTTTGTCTGACATCTCTTCGTATTCAGCAAATGCTTTATATTCATTATCAGGCATACCAACTGTATCAAGCAATAAACTGTAAGCATGTTGATGAATAGATTCCATGTTTGCAAAAGAACCCATCATCATACGAGCTTCTGGTTTTCTAAAGATACGCATGTATCTATCAATATAACCTGCACCTACATCTACATCTGATTGCGTAAACAATCTAAATATTTGTGTTAGTAAATTCTTTTCTACCTCAGTGAGGTCTTGCCAATCTTTGACATCTGTATGTAGTGGTACAGACTCTGGCATCCAGTGCATTTGATTCTGTAAGACATAGTAGTCAAACATCCAAGCATCATCAAATGGTTTATAATATTCTCTAGTGCCTAGCAAACTCATAATCTAACTCCTTTAATATTTCTATATATTCAACTGCTTCTGCATATTCTCTAAATAACTTATCAATAGTTTCGACCACATCAGGATGTTCGGCTACTGCGACTGAATTGCTAAGATACAAACTTAAGTTAGTCTTAGCTATCATTTTTTGTGCTTTGTATTTTTCTTTCAAAGCTTCTAACATTTTATCATTCATTTTTTTCTACCTCTTCTTTTAATTTTTCAATAACAAAATCTTTAAACATATTTTTAAACATTTCCATATCCCAACCTCTTCTGGTGTGATAAATAAATTCATATATTAAAGAATCTCTTACTTCAAATTCTTGATTAATCTCTGTCATTCTTTGACGAATACAGTCTGTTGTTACTGCCCAAATAACTAAAGACTGATTATCATCTTCCCATTTAGATAAACTTTCCCAGTTAGGTTTAATTCTTCGTTTATCAAATCTTGTCATCCTTGTCCTCTATATTTTTTATAACTTCTACGAAAATGTTTGTTCATAGTTGAGGTGGCTAAATTACCTCGACCTTGTGAAGTTTTTTTACCGTTTGCTCCTGCTACTGGTTTATGGGCGGTAGCAAATTGATTCTTTGATTTCTTCGGCACTATCCCTCACAAGCTATACAACCCTCATCAAGTTTGATACGAGGTATTTTAACATTAACATTCTCGGCATTTCTGGCAGCATTAGACCTAAAATAATATAAAGACTTAAGTTTATTAGCTCCATACCAATGAACATCATTGACATACTGCATATAATCATCATGCACTGCTTGAGGCTCAGTAGCTTTAGGTAAGATAAAAAATAAGTTTACCGATTGCGACTGACAAATAAAATCTTGTCTTTTATAAGCATGTTCTACTATCCAAATCTGATTTATTTCATTGGCGGTTTTAAATATTTCTTTTTCCTCTGCAGTTAAAATATCAAGCTGTTGTACTGAACCATCATAACCAGCTATGTCTTTCCATAATTGTGTTAGTTTTTTACCTTTAATACCTTTCGACCTAAAAAGCTTTTCTAAGTATTTGTTTTTTACTTGGTAGCTTCCTGAGAGAGTTTTGTGCGTATAAACATTAGCCCTGTATGGCTCAATCGAAGGAGATGTCCCACCACAAATAATACTAGAAGAGGCATTAGGAGCAACAGCGATAAGATGAGCATTCCTAAGCCCACTACCAGAGATATCAGGAGCCTCTCCCCGTGACTCAGCAAGTCCTTGAGAAGCTTCCAAAGCTTTTGTCTTGATGTGTTTAAATGCTTTATGGTTGAAGCCAGAAGCATAGATACTCTCGAAAGGTATTTGTTTAGATTGAAGGTAAGCATGGAAACCCATTGCTCCCAAACCAATCGACCTTTCTCGATAAGCGGAGTAAGTCGCTTTTGTAAAACCTTCTTTCCCTGCTCGAATGTGTTTTGTAAATCTTTTAAAATTGGCATTGTATTCTCCTAATTGCGTAGTATCAACAGCATTATCAATAAAATGCTGAAGCACATTATCTAGCATAGTAACTAAATCGTTGATAAAGTTTTTATCCTTAGACCATTTATCAAAGTGTTCTAAATTTACCGAAGACAAACAACAGACCGCTGTTCTTTCTTCATCAGTTGGTAAAGTAATCTCAGAACATAGATTGCTCTGTTTGATTGCTAAGCCTAAGTCTTTTTGTTTTTGTGGTAAAGCTTCATTACAAGTATCTAAATTAACTATATAAGGCTCTCCCGTTTCTGCTCTAGCATTTAACACTTGCCACCATAAATCTCTAGCATTAATTGTTTTAATAGCTTCGTTAGATTTAGGGTCAATCAACCGCCACTCTTCATCATTTTCAACAGCCTGTAAAAACTCATTATTAATATTGACTCCATTGTGTAGGTTCAAACATTTTCTATTAATATCACCACCAGATTCTTTTCTCATGTTGATAAACTCTTCAATCTCTGGATGCCAAACATTCATGTAAGCTGCATAACTACCACGTCTGGTTACACCTTGATTGAAGGCTAACATTTGAGAATCTACAACATGCATAAAGGGGATTGAACCAGTAGACTTACTGCCGTGAGCAGTAGATACCCCGTTACTACGCACATCTCCCCAATATCCACCAATGCCTCCACCCGAACTAGCCAACCATATATTCTCATCATAATGAGATGAGAGACCAGTTCGACTGTCAGGAACATAATTAAGGAAACAACTAATAGGTAACCCACGACTTGTTCCCCCGTTACTAAGTATAGGAGTGCTAAACATAAACCAACAGCGGGAACTGTAGTTGTAAAGTCTCTGAGCCAGTTCAAAATCTGTAACTCCTTTAAATGTTGCTCCGAAAACGGAGGCTCTTGCGAATGCTTCTTGGGCATGAGTTTCTTCTCCAGTAAAATATCTATCTCTTAAAGTATCGAGACTAAACTTATCTAAAAGTTTTTCATTATCATAGTTAATTTTAATACCTAAGTATTCTTTGTCCCCTACCTTATCTTCCATCATTATCCTCTACATACAACCCTATTATGCCATAATGAATTATTTTCATTAGTTCTTTTCTCTTTTCATCTTTTTTACCACATCTCATGGCATACTTCATAATATTACCAATACTAAAACCCTCACCATGTCCTGCATCTATAATCATATCCGTAGCTTGGTACTTCCCCTGAGAGTAATGTTGGTCATAAGTAGAATCAATATACTCTTTAATATCTGCTAAGATTTTATCTTCATTAAATTTATATCTAATCGTCATAATATTAAGTCCTGTAAAGTTATGTTAGGGTTTTGTTTTACTTTTTTATAAAACCATCGTAAAGAATAAGCACTCAACATCAACTTATTATTAGCATAGATATGAGTTTGAGTTGGTAAAAATTCTTGTAAGTTTTTAGTAGATATTTTAGAGGTGTCTTCTCCTTCCGGCACCATAGTCCTCAACCACTCTACTAGTAGTTGTTCGCTTTTTCTTCTTAGCTTTTTAGCTTTCTTGCCTCTCATAATAACTCTTCTACATTAGGTTCTTTGACTATTTTAGTAAAGTACACAGGACCTTTAGCATAATTAAAAACACGAAGTCCCTCTCCATTATTGGAGTCAGACCTACATTTAAATTTATAAGGACAGAAAGTACATTCTTTTGGCAACTTCATGTTACCAGCTTTACCTTCCGGTATCTCAGTGAAACAATAATCAGGTGGAGAATCTGATTTAATAATTTGTTTTACCTTATCTATTTTATCCTTTATATTGGGTTTGTCAAGGTCTTGAGGCCTAAAAAGAGCTAATTCTCCTGTCTCTTTGTTAAAAGCTAAGAAACCTCCCTCAGATGTCTTTTCTGCTGCTTCATAACCAGCTAGTTGAGCTAAGTAACCAAAGGTATCTTGTTCAGCTAAAGTGCCTTCTCTAAATTTACGAAAGGCATAACCAGAAGCAGTTTTAATATCTACTACTTCACCGTCAATCTTACAGTCCATGTGTCCTTTGATACCCTTAACTGAGACTTGTTTTTGTTGAGCAGTAACTTTATGTCCAGCTAATTTAACAAAGAAAATTAATAAGGCCTCTAAAATATGACCATACAAAAACTTAATAAAAGTTGAAGGCTCCATTGAGCTTGAAGTATCTCTTTCTTCATGCATGTCATACCAGAGTTGTCTTTCAGGTTTACCAATGTTGGACATGCGTAAAGTTTGACTAGTAGCTTTATTCCTTTTAACCGGAGTTGCCCACTCTTTAACAGCAGATACAATGTCAATGCCTAATTCTTCTAGAAGTTTATTTGAGATTTTAATTTTATTACCATCGGCTAGGACTCCGATAGTGTTGTAGATGTCTTCTACTAAAGTATCTAAAGATTTATTTTTCTTGCTCATCTTCTAATTCCTTAAAAGCTTTAATAACATCAGATGAGAAAAGTTTTTGTAAGTTTACTAAATACATTCTACTAGCATTGTGGTCACCGCCAGAAACAGTTTTAAAAGTATCTAGTTCTTTAACTATGGTTTTTAAAACATCAGTATGAAAAACTAAGGTACAGTATTCTTTATCACCTACACAAAGATGATGAAACCAGTAATCAGATTCAGTGGCTTCAATACCAGAGGGCTTACCATAACTTTGATATTCGATAGCTATGTTACCAGTTTTCATCCACATGCCTCGTTCAGACTTAACTTCAATCTTTTTGTTACAGAGCATTTCTGCAACTTTATCTTCTCTAATACTACCAAACTCTAAGTCTATATCAAACTTCTTGCGGTCTTGTTTAGTGGGTTTCACTCCAATTATCTCCGACTTTAAATTCGCCATCAAGGGGACAACGCATGTTATAGTATTCACCGGCATCACGAATACTTTCTACTGCTAACTGTCCCGCCTGATTTGCTTGACCTTCTTTCACTTCAATTTGCCATTCATCGTGAATGTTGGCAACAAATTTAAAATCAAGATTACAAGTTTTAAGTTTGTCGTATAATATTGTTAGAGCTTTTTTCATAACTATTGCTCCACCACCTTGTAGTAAAGTATTGAGAGCAGCATGTTTGTGTCTTAAAAATATTTTTCTACCATCTAATCCTTTGAGGAATCCTCTTTGAGCCGCTGTGTCAACTCTTGTTTTAAGAGATTGAAGTGCTGGTAAACTAGTAAGAAACTGTTCTCGCAGTTGTTTACCATCTGCTCTATTTCCTGCAATGATTTTTCCAATTTTTTCATCTCCGGCTCCGTATATAAGTGCATAGATGAAAGTTTTAGCCTCATCTCTTGATTTAAGTCCAGCAAACTGCTGATTAGTTGTGTGAATGTCTCCATTGATAATTTCATTTATGTATTCCTCGTTTGACATATAGTGGGCTAACATCCTTAATTCTAACCCTGAAGCATCTATACCTACTAGTTTATATCCTTTAGGCACAGTCCAACAAGCTCGACACTCCTTACCATAAGGACTGTAAACTGCCGGTACTTGAGCCATATTAGGATTTCTATGTGTCATTCTACCAGTTATTGCTCCAGTAGAAATAACAGCTCCATGAACTCTATTATCATCTTTGATATTATCAATCCATGATTCAATTTGACCAACTCTTTTCTGTATTAATAAATACTCAGCTATCAGTTGAGCTTCTTTGATATGTGCTATCTTGCTGAGAGTACCTTCATCAACAATCGGTTGACCTGTAGGGGTAAATCTTTGTGGTTGCCAACCAAAATCAATTAAATATTCTCCTATCTGCTGACGAGAGCCGAGATTAAATTCCTTAAGTTCTTTCCTCGTAAAAGGAGTAGTGTCATTAGTTGCAACTCTCTCTTGGTACTCAACGGAGGTAAGTCCAGATTTAGACAAAGTACCATCCTTTTTAAGCTTAGGTGTAACCTCTTTTACAGGCACCCACTTAGGCTTGAAAGTAGCATGAACTTCATCTTCTACTTCTTTTTTTCTTTGGTTTAAAGAGCTTAATAAATCTATAGCTCTCCTCTCATCAAACAGAAAACCATTTAGTTCTTGTTCTAATAATATTTTAGTGGTTTCGTGTTCTAGTTTTACTGATTCTTTAGAAAAACCTATACTATCTTTTCTTAATTTTTCTAAAACTTTTTTATTTAATTTAACATCTTGAATACAATAGTCAAGCATCTCATCGCTGTACTCTGTAAATATTGGAGCAGTTGACTTTGGGCAGTTGAGCTTCCAACCCCACTTTTCTAGGCTATGTCCTCCTTCCCTAGTAGGATGTAATAATCTTGATAAGGTCAAAGTATCAATAATATTAGTATAAGCAGATAAGTCTATCTGTTTAATCCTATTTATAGCTGGAATATCAAAGCCTAAGATATTATGCCCAACTAAACTATCAGCAGATTGTAAAAACTCAATGCCCTCGTCAATGCTTTCAGGTTTAAAAGTATGTACTGTATTATTATCATCAATAGCTACGATACACCAAATAACAGAAGCTGGTGGTAGATTAGTGACTTCACCAGTCTCACTGTTTTTTATTGAAGATTCCCAAAGCAATCCATTCGTTTCTATATCAAATACTAATTCCATTAAAATGCAATAGATGTCTGATTCTCTTGTACAGTAAATTCAGTATCGTAATTTTCAGACAGTCTTCCTGTTTCTTTGTCGTAGATTAAAGCTGTGGCCATGCCAACATCTCCAGTATATCTAGACTTTAAGATTCTAAGTCTAGTTGTCCGAGCCTCTTCAGGGTCATCGGATTGTTGATTTCTTTCTAATGCTATCACACAATCACTTAATTGTCCAATACTATTAGAACCTCTTAAATGCGACAAAGAAACCTCAATACCATTTTCATGTCCTCTATTACCATCTACTCTTCTCAGATGTGAGACTAGAATTAAACCGGCTCCAGTTTCTTCTACTAAACTTCTAAGCCTAGTCATAATATTATCTATGGCTCGTCTTTCATCACCTTCTTCTAAAGCACTAACTAGCATGTGGAGATGGTCTACTACCACCCACTTACAATCACAACCAACAATTAAGTATCTTAGTTTAGCAAAGATATCATCTATCTGATTAGTCCCAAAATGAGCATGAATAAAAACCTTGTCATCTTTGAACACTCTATCAAACATATCCATCAAAGTTGACTCGTCAAACTTTTCTCGTTCTTGGTCGACATACAATCGAGCATTAGCCTCAATAGATAAAATACCATCTACTGTTCTTCGCCAGTCCTCTTCAAGTGCTATGATACCAACATTATCATTAGTTTGTTTGACCAACCAATGTTCTAATTCTCTTGTAATACTAGACTTACCTAGACCTGTACCACCGGTTAAAGTTACTAACTCACCTTGTCTAAGACCATAAAGTTTTTGATTTAAACCAGCCCAAGGATAAGGCACAGACTCTTTCTTTTCTCTATCTAAAAAAGAGTTTTTCTTTTCTGATACTCTAATAATTCCACTAGGAGTATAAAGTTTAGCATCCCACCATGCACTAACAAACTCTTTATACTTGCCCTTGAGAAGCATATCATTAGCATCTTTGTAACCATTAGGTAAGGTAATTATCTTAGCCTTGCCGGGCTTAAGAATACTAGCGACTTTCTTAGCTGACTCAATGCCTTGTCTGTCTTTATCGAAACAAATGACAATGTTGTCAAAACTTTCAATGTACTCTAAGTTTTCTTTAACATCCTTAACTGCTCCAGAAGCTCCCCTAATAATAGAGACTACTGCCCACTTACTGCCTAGTAATTCGTAAGCGGCCATAGCATCACACTCACCCTCAGTAATGGTTAAATATTTGCCACCCTCTTTGAATAGTTGTTGACCAAATAAACCAACTCCTTGTGGACTAACATCATAACTAAATTTTTTATCTCTAACATATCTAATCTTGTTAGAGGTTAGCTCGTTGTTAATATACAAAGGATAAATGTGTTGGGCTATTTGTCCGGCACTATCGTAAACAGTTTTAACTCCATACTTTTCTGCAGTTTCTCTTGAGATATTTCTGTCTGCTAACTTAGCAAAAGTACCACCATGGGCATTTAATTCTCTAACTGTTTCTGTCATCTTAGTTTCACTATCTACTATATTAGCTTGATTGTCCACCCCTTTAGGAAAAAAAGTATCGCAACTAAAACACTTAGCTGAACCATTTTCGTTGATTGATAGGGCATCACTACTACCACAAGCCGGACAAGGCAAGTGATACTTCTTAAATTTTAATGTGTTTTCCATCTTTGACCTCAAAAAAATAGGGCATCCGAAGACACCCTATCTAAAATGTAAATACCAAATAAATGATAAAAAGTGTGGTTAGGTTTCCTCAGAATCTTCAGTAGATTCTTCAGCACTTTCTTCCACTTGCGACTCAGGACAGCCTTTTAACAGCTCCTCTAAGTTTGCTCTGTGTGTACGACTAGCAAAGTCTAAAGCTTCGATAACAACAGAAAGATTACCTACTTTATTTACCATAACAGTAGCATCAGCTTTCTTTTGTTCGTCAGCGATTGCACTAACATCAAAGTTAGTAACTTCACCTTCTTCGTTTTTAATACTAATAATCATTAGAACTCTTCTCCTCCTTCGATAGCATCAAACTCTGAGCCATCGCTAGATTTATATTGCACTAAGTCAATAACTTGCATAGCCTGAAAGTCCAAACCTTTGAACTCTCCATACTTATTAGATGTTTCCCACTCAGCATATTGGACTTTGACTTTGGAGCCATTACCAACTAATTCATCCATGGGTACTTTATTTGCATCTAAGAGTTTAGGAGCTTGTCTAACCATGCCGTTAGGGCCATTCACCTTTCTCTTAAAAGTTATTGCTTTTCCAACTACTTCGTCATTCATGGTTATCTCTTTTACTTTAAAACCACGACCTTCAAAGTCTTTGGCGACTTCGTCACTCACTACTAAATCTACTGTGTAAACAGGTTCAAACTTAGTATTTGGAGTCGTAACACTAGCCCAGTAGGCTATTCCTTCTTGTATTGCCATAAAATTTCTCCGTTTTTGGCATAATTGCATAAACTATTATAGTCTTGTAGCAAAGTCTGTCAAGAGCTATGAGCTAATCTCCTCAACTATTTTAGCTAAGGAGATGATTTGATTATTATGAAAAGTAATTTTAAAGTTATCGTCTGCTAAACATTCAACTTCATAAACTACTCCACCTTGACTAAAAATATTTTCATAATTAGTAATAACAAAATTATCAAATTTTCTAAATAATTCTTTATTTAATATAATACTTTCTGTCATAGTTAAACATTTATTCTGAAAGGTATTGAACAATTTTCGGCATTAGCTTGACCAAAATCTAAACTATTTAAATATCGTAAACTAGCTCGTCTGACACTAGTAGGTGGGTTAGACTCAAACTCAACATTAAAAGGTTGACCTGCTTCTAAATCATACACAATTCTAAAAGTTATGGAGTTCTTTAAACTAATATTTTTAATATAATAGGAAAAACTTTTATTTTTTATTGGTTTAGGACAAGCCAAAGGCTCACTAACTATTTTATTTACCTCATTAGAGACAGTAAGAGGCTCTGTTTTTTCTGGCTCTGGTGTGGCCTCTAAGGGCTTTGCTTGTAATAAGGCTAAATTGGTCATCAACTCAGTTAATTTACTCTCTGTATTATTTTTTAAAATAACTCCGTCTTGTTTAACTAATATTAAGTCAGCTTGTAATAATAAAAACTCATCTTGCAAACTAAGATAATCTGCTTCGACTTGTCTGGTAAAGTTTTCTAAAGTTTTTAGGCCTCGTTCTGCTATTAACAAAGTTTGGAAGATACCATCATTTTCTAGTCTAAGCTCGGCATTTTCTGCTTCTAAACTATTAAGTCTAGCTAATAAAACTTGTGTGGTCTCATTAAATTCTTCGACATAGTCTGGTGTGTCACCCACAGTTTGCTTGACATAGTTACCAAGTAAAATATAAGTAGCGGTCACCAGTATTAAGGTTATTAAAGTTGATATTACTAAATTTCTCATTTATTTCTCCGGTTAAAATTAATTAGTCTCTCCAAGTTCTACCCTCATGCCATCTTGCCCATCTTCTTTGTTTCACATAAAGTTTAATAAGAAAACTTTTATTAGTCTCGACATACTCAGCAAAGTCTTTTTGCTCTGCTATAGTATTGTAATGTAGTTGTTCATCACAATAATCATTAAACTTTTGCATAAGAAAAATATCTATTCTTCTGGTTTTCATCTTTCCCAACACTTGTAACCAGAACATTTGTCGAGAGGGTCACCACAGTCCTCGCAATACTCAACTTCTTCTTTGTTTGGTAGGTCTGTTGTTAATTCTTTAACTATATCATCATAAAGTCTTAAAAATATCTCCATCATTTTCTCCTGTTTTTGTTATCAACCAACTTAGTTGCTTCCCACACAAAAAAGCCTAACACAAAAAAGAACATAAGGGCAAGTAGTAATTGTAGTAAATCAATCATCAAAGACCTCCCCAACATGATGATACTGCCATGCTCCGTGTTCAAGGAGTTCCCAGTCACTGCCTTTAGTTTTCTCAGCAACTTTTAAGGCCTCTGTAATAGACTTAGCTTGTACTTCTAGTTTGTAGTGTGTTGGTTGCATAGCATGAACGACATAAGTTTTCATAAGTCACCTCAGTTTAAAATTCTTTGTACCCAATTCTCAGCGACATCTTCAGCATAGCTTTCAGAATGCTTAAAACACTCAACCACTCTGATAAGCACAGTCTCACGATAAAGCTCGACAAAAAAGCCATGTCTGTTTTTAAAAATAAAAGCCTCTCGACTATGAGGGCTACCGAATTGAGATATTAAATCACCTGTCATAAAGCTTATACTTTTCCAAGTCCTCTAAGATATCTGATACTTCATTATTGATAGTTTCTAGATAGTCTAGGTCAATAGCACAACTAGCAACATAAGAATAATCTTCATCACCCTCTGGTCGTGCTAATTCACTATCAATACAATGTCTATTAAAACTTCTAAGCTTCTCAGTTAGTAGTCCTAATGCTCCCTCTTGCAGTTCAGCAAGTCTAGTATATATTTCAGTTTTAGTCATAATTACCTCCGTTTAACTAAGTGGTAGTTTTGTAATCCCGAAGTAACTACCAACTCCTCCAACAGCAACATGATTATCGGTTTTTATAGTGTCTGTCAGCACTCGTAAGTATTTAGCTTGAGTATTTAACAAGTCTCATTTAACTGACCTCGTGAATTTTGTCAGCACTAAACACTTACACTTATGTTAAATTACGACTAGGGTAACTTAGGAGTATATGAAAAAATATATAAATATTTGCTTCCCATTACACCCCAGTCGTAAACTTTTAAACAAAAACTACCCTTATAGTATCGAATGAGTTAATTAATTTAAAGGGTAGTCTTCGCTTGTTCTGCCATTTCCTCTAACTGTGCTTCTGAGACAGCATTAGCACAGTGAGTTTCCATAAATCCTATCACAGACCGCACAATGCGATATTCTGTTACAGGCACAGGGTTCTCTAACATCTCTGCTTCCACATGGTTAAACAAATCAGTTAGTAAATCCTCTCGGTCACGAAACACATTCAGTCCTGTTATCACAAAACTAATATGTTCTAGTATTTTAGTATTTTCTTCATCACTCATTATCATCCTCCTCATTATCAGGACACACAAAAGTATAGTCAATAGAATCTTGTTTAACTGTTCCTCTAACCCAAATCACAGGACAGTCTTGAAGCCAATCGTAAAACTCGTCTGTCATTTTTTCATCTGCAAACATTAGACACTCTCCTCTTGTCTGTTACCATTCATATCAACAGTCGAAAATAATTCTATAAATGGTTCGTCATAATCTAAACCTGAAGTAAAAATCTCAAATTCATTTGACATTAAATCTTCAAGGTGGTCTTGCTCTATATCATAGGGGAAATATAAACGTATATCGGCATTTGGATTTATATCCTCTAGCTCTTTAATTAACTGTTTAACTTTCATTATTCTCTCTCCTCAACATTACTACATTCCCAATCTTTAGAAGCATCACGACCTATAGCCATTTTTAATCTTTCGTAAGCTAAATCCCCCGCTTCAT